GTGTCCCAAGTCTGGAGGATGTACTCGCACTCTGGCGGACGGTCCTCCTCCCACCACTGCCACCAGTCGCGCTTCACAATCGCTGACTCGTTGCCCACGGGGTTCTGCTGGTACTGAGCCTGCCACTTACTATTAGGCAGTTCCTCCTTCAGCGCCTCCAGCTCCTCGATGGACCAGAACTGTGGCCACAGCGGATTGCCCGATGGCAGGATCGCCGGGAACTCAATGACCTCCCACTCTTCCCCCGAACGCTGAGCGGCAGACTTCAGCACCTGACCGGTCAAGTCCCTCTGGGCCCAGCGGGTCATCACAACGACGATCGCCCCACCCGGCTGCAGACGCTGCCGCGGGCCTGACGTATACCACTCGTACACTTTGTCATACACGTCGGGGTTGGTCGCCGCCATGGCAGCTTCTTGTTCTGAGTGCGGGTCGTCAATGATGAGCACGTCGGCACCCTTACCAGTCACCGTACCGCCCACACCGATCGCAAAATAGTCACCGCCCTTGGATGTGTTCCACCGCCCCGCAGCTTTGGAGTCGGCAGAAAGGGACAGCTCAGGAAACACTTCGTGGTACGTTTCGGTATCTACCAAGTTACGCACCTTACGGCCAAAGCCTACCGCCAGCTCGCCCGTGTTCGAGCACTGAATAATTTTCTTATGAGGAAACCTACCCAAAAACCAAGCGGGGAGAAGGTAGGACGCAAACTCCGACTTCGTGTGTCGGGGTGGCATGTTGATGATGAGTCTTTTACAGGTTCCATTGGCTACTCGCTCGAACGCATCGGCCATCCGCTTGTGGTGTGCACCCGAGATAAACGTGGGCCAGACCTTTTCCACAAACTTGATGAACTTCGTCTGGCTGAGCTCCCGATCCTTGAGCTTCTCCAGCTTAGTCAGCTGCGCTTCAAGTACGCGCAGGTCACTTTCGGACAGTTTCCCCGCCGCAATCAGCTGTTCAATGTCCTTGAGAGAAATCTCAGTCATTGCCCACCTTTGGCTCACCGTCCGGGTCTTCTGGATCGACGTCTTTGTCCTCTTCGACCGCTTTTGTGAACGCTTCAAACGGTTCGACTGGCCCCAGTTGCGCATCGAGGTCGTCCAGCGGCGTGACATCTGTCACATCTGAGTTCAGCAGGCGCTTGATTCTGTCTTTGATCGAGTTCTCAAGCGCAGTGGACGTCGTATGGTGGACGGTAACCTCGCTGCGTTCGGTGAAAAGCCCAATATCACTGTGTTTGCCGAGCAACTCAAGCGCCTTGAGCTCCAGTTTTGGGTCTCCGCAGTCAGCCAGCGTGATCAATTTGTTCGTAATGAAGTTGCGAGCCTGCAGCGCATCCGAGAACGCGTTGTAGTCGAACCTCTTAATCAGTGCATGGGCAGCTTTTGCTTCTGCAGCCGACGCAACGAACTTGGGGGTGTTGGGTTTTTTCTCGCCAGTGATCAGAGCCTTGGCCGTGTGCAGGTCTTTGTCCGCAAAATCAAGACTCCCGCCGAGCTGCTCAAGCATTTCTACAGTATTCACAACGACGGCTACCCCGTCCGAGTGCGTTTTAGGCTGCTCGTCGGTCAGATCGAACGGAATTGGGTGTTCCGCAGTAGGTTCAACAGTAATCATGGGCACCAAAGTGAATTGGGAGGGTGTTGGCGACCGGGTTCCCCCAATCCGACGCGGTGCTTGGAAGTGGCTCCAAACCCTGTGCGCTTAACCAACGGTCCGAAATGTAACAGCGTTTTGAATTTTTTGCAAAAATTTTTGGGCATGACCCTATTTTTCGGAGGCCGGGGGGTTCGCTGGATATTATTTTGTACCGCGGAGTTACAGAAAAGTTGATGGGGGGTGGTCGGGAGTGTAGAACCCAGTGTATGGGGCCCTACCTCCCCTTGCCTCAGTTTTGGGGGTGTGGGGTGTCGTTTTTTGCCCTGAGTAACATTTGTTACCCCATTACCCGGGTAAATTATTGTTTACGGGATTATTGAGTTGGACATTATTTTGTGGTATAATTAAGCCATGCAAACGGATTCGATTGCATCTGGTTACACAGTTTTGTAACATTTGTTACCGAAGGGTTAGATATGTCAGATACCACAATCATCACCACAACCGCGATTGACTCCGGCATCGTTGCCATTGCACGGCGAAGCCTTATCAAGGCGGCTAAGGGTACGGGCGAAGTCATTCAGGGATACGCTGACGCGCTTTGCATGGTTCACAATGTGCGCGCATTAGACACCGGCACCACGGTTACCCCATGGTTCGAGTTGCGCGGTAAGGATGCAAAAGGCGTCAAGGCTGAGCGGGCTTTGTTCGTTACCGATATGACCGAAGCCGGATTCAATGACGGCACAATCAAGGTTTACTGGCAACGTGTCAAGGAAGCCTCGGGTTATGTGACGGCGGGTAACCGCGTCAAGGGTGCCAGCGACACGGACGGCAAAACGGCGGCGGAAATGAAGACAATCATCAACCGCATCTTAAAGGCGGAGGAAGACGGCGAAGACTGCCACGCTTCAACGATTCTCGAAACCCTCAAGGACGCCTACGTCGTCCTGACGGGCGAACGATTCGACGCCAAGAAATAAAACTTGCTAAACCCTTACAAGCCCGGTTCGCCGGGCTTTTTTGCGCCCGTTTGTAACATTTGTTACCACGGGCTTTTTTGTACCCGGATTTAATGTTGACGCTCGGCTCGGCCATACCAGTTCCCTGCGTGGGGGTAGCCCGAAAGGAGTACCAGAATGAGTACCAAAGATAATACGTACCATGTGCCAAAGTATAGCGAAGGGTAACAGTTGTTACCGTAGAGGCATACCAGTTCCCTGTGCGGGGGTAGCCAGCACGATGCGCTGTTACGGAATTGAAGCGCTAATGTGGCTTTGTTACAGAATCCGACCCTAATGTTAAAAACACAAAATGCTGTTTTCCCTTTAAAATCAACAACTTAGCTCATAATGTTATATGTTACGTGTTTTTGGAAAAATGCATGGCGACTTGGCAAGTACAAAGCAAGCCAGCAAGCGCAATTCGTACCACACACATTTTTGGCACCTCATTCATATATATTGATTTTTCTTTAACATTTTAACATTACACCGTTTTTTCCCATTTTCTTCAATCGAATCAACAACTTAGCGCGTTACGTTTTCCGTTACGTTCCACACTTGCGTTACAAAATATCGTCACATCATTTTGCACATCGCACCACATTTTATTGTCGCCGAACACATCGCCAAAACATTTGACATATACATAACATTGTGTTACAATATAGATGTAGTGGGAAATCGCCTACTACTTAGCCCTCATATTCAACCCAACCACCGAAAGGTAACAAATGTTACAAACCGCAACCACAACAAACCAAGACTGGAAGCAATGCCGCGAGTGCGGCGATGACGTGCACATCGAACGCTGGGCACTTGGCTACCGACTGTGCCTTTTCTGTGGCGAGGACGCCGCCGCTGTTGAACGTGCTTCATGGTGCGTGGTCATGGAGTACGGCAAGGGCAACTACCAATACGTCACACCCGAGTCGGCATACAAAGTCCTCAAAGACACCAACCAGAAAGCCACCCGGACGTAACAACTGTTACTTGGGGTAACACCCCAAACCAAGTAATCCCACACACCACACTAACCCCTTCTAACGTAACCACAAGAGAAAGACAACTCAATGACGACCGAATTCATAACAATCGACCGCAAGTACATCGTGCAGTCCCACGGCAATGGGTGGGCATACCGCGTTACAGAAAACCACCGAGGTGGGAAATCATTCTTTGTGCAGGACAGCGATGCACTCGCACTGCAACAGGCAACCGAGAACTTTGAGTACACCGACGTGCTCGATGACTACATGGACTTGACCGAGGGGGAGAACTGAGATGAACGGATACATTGCGTTTTACAGGGGCAAGCAGGTGGAGGTGTACGCGGCCTCAAGCTACGAAGCACAGACCAAAGCCGCCGCCATGTTCAAAGCCAAGAAGTCCTACGAGGTCACAGTGATGCTGGCCGAGCGGGACGGCGAACAAGTGGTGCACACGGCGAGTTAACGCTTGTGGATAACTCTATAGCTTAACGAACGACAGAATCACGTAAACTGACATACAGAAAGGTAACAGATGTTACAAAACAAACCGAACAAATACACCGGGCCAGCTGAGCCCGTGCCCACTGCGGTGGAACTCATAAGCGACAAGGCCGAGCGGATCATCTTCTTGTGCTTTGCCATATTCATGGCGGTGTTTCTTTTGTTGGAGTGACCATGAACTTCACTGACCTTGAGTCCGTTCTGCTGATTGCAGTATCAGTACTGATGTGGCGCAACGCGGACATGAAACGATGGGCCGAGCGTGAAGAACGCAGAGCCAACAAGTACGCCAACTGGTTGATTGGTGTGTATGAGAACAAAGGGAAGGTTGTCCACAAGGATGACTCCTATTATTTCGAGGAGACGTGATGACAACATACGAAGACCCAAGAGACACCGCACTGCGGATGATCAGTATGTACAAGCACAGCAAGTACACGCCAGAGGAAAGGGCAACAGACCACGCGTTTTCATACGACAGCAAAAGCTCACAGCGCAAGTTCTGGATTGCAGTCCTTAACCACATCAACAAACTGAGGGGCTGAGATGAGCATACAAATACACGAGGCCGCGCTGAAGTGGCGCAAGATCAAAGCATCCAAGGAACAGATCGAAGCCGACCTGATGCGACTACTGTCGAACCCAGATGCACCAGACGAACACATCCTGAAAGCCAAGGAGATGTACCGAGGCGTGTGCACGATGTATCTCGACACCAAGGAGCTACTGTGCATCGAGTTCCCAGAGAAGGGGCCGGGGGGCAACGCCGTGTACCCGTGGCACCAGAGGGGGTGATATGCCGAGCCGTAAAAAGAATTACGTGCTACTGCGCGGGAAGCTGAGCGGCAAGCTGATCGTGGGCAAGCGCGTGTGGTACGAGCACGAGAGGATTGCCAAGAGTGGGCTGTGGAAACAGCTACACCAGAGCGATGACTACGATGTGCTTTTGACAATGGCCGAGCTGGGCAACCAGCCGGACGCGCCACTGAACAACGACATAGACAAATGGTTCGACACAAAACGGAGGTAACAAATGTTAGAAGCTGAACACAAACTGAAACTGCTGGTCACAGACAGACCATGGGAGACCGAGCCTAGCCACAAAGCGTGGGTAGAGCCAACGACCAAGTACAAATGCGAGGTCAAGCGCAACCCAATAACGCTGGCCCTGTGTGGGTATGTGACTGTGCCGAAGAAGCATCACTACTACGGGCTGGGCTACAACGATGTGATGGCTAACGTACACGGTGGCCTGACGTTCAGCGATGACAAGGGGACGTTCGGGTTCGACTGCTCACATGGTGGTGACCTGACTCCGGGAATACTGCTGAGCGTGTTGAAGTCGGCAAAAGACCCGAGCGACTACGTACGTATGACTCTCGACATGGACACCTACCGCACGTTCGAGTGGGTGATGGACGAGACCGAGAAGCTGGCGAGGTGTTTGTATGTGATGGACAAGGACTTGGAGGATGTGCTGATCATGCAAGCGGCGAAGGCGTGTGCCGCCAAGGGCATATCTGCGCGACAGTACCTCATGGACGAGTACAAGAAGGCCACACAAGCGTGGCTTGATTCATTGAAGGAGGCGTAACAAATGTTAGGAACGTACATGGCAACGGGATGGAGCGCACGGTTCGGCAACTGGATAACCGAGCGCATCGAGGCCAAGAACATGAAGATGGCGAAAGATAGATTCACAACCCTGTACCCGACACTGAAGACAGTCAAGGTGTACGCACTTAAGGAGAGATGAGATGCCCTACATACACGTAGACGTGGACTTGGAAGAGTTCGATGACGATGAAATCATTGCGGAGTACAACAGCCGAAGCCTTGGTGATGCGTCAGGGTGGGACGACCGAGAGATGCTGACCAAGATATGGATTCACGACCGAGAGGGTCGCAAGGATGAGGCTTACGAACTGATGCGTGAGTATGTGTTGAACAAATTGAACAAGGTGGTGTGAGATGGGATACCAAACAGTAAAGAAAGTGCCGAGCTTCTACAACTACGAAGCCGCCAAGATGTGGTGGGAACGCACCAAGCCGATAAAGGGGCGGAGCGTGGACATACGGCCATTAGCTGAGCGGCGCTATGCCGACTGCTACAGCATACGCAAGAACCCGAGCAACGATGCGATCGAGTGCGTGTTGTATCAAACCCCTGTGGTGACGTTCATGCCCGATAGTGTGGTCGAGGTGCGCAACGGCGGGTATGTCACTGCGTCCACGCATATGTTCATCGAGGAGGTGCTGGCGGGAACTGGTGTAAGAGTCCAAGGGCAACGGGGCAAAACAATCGTTCGCGTATCTGGACAGGCGCTTGCGCTTGGCAACAACGAGACGCTACGCCTACGCAAAGATGGGAATGGTCGCTTGCAACCGCTGGACACGCAGACGCACTACTCCTACCGCATCAACCGCAAGGGGGCCAACATTGTTCGGGGTCGGTTCAAGGAGTTCTACGACTACTTCAAGGGGTTCGTGAAACTGCGGGGCGAGGAGACGCAGGGCGGACACTACGGGCCGATGCGCACGATGATCAACTGCACATTCACAGAGCTGGCCGACAGCCTTGGATCGAAGGACTACTGGGATGGAGACTATCTCATAGTAGGTGTTGACAACTGGAAAGGGTTGACCATGAAGCCGGGGACGTACAGCGGGTGGGCCAAAGTAAACGAGGACGAGTACAAGAGCACGGTGAATAACTTTCTCGGCTTGATCAAGAGCGACCAACCCGAGGAGACCAAGCACCTCAACTTTCACAAGGCGGCGTTGGCGGTGCTGTCGTACAAGCACACGAACATCATCGAGAAGAGAGGTGATGTGGGGAGTAGGTCGTTCTGGCTCGATGTGGCTCCGGCCAAAGCTACGCTGGACACGACACTGTTCAAGTGGTTCGCACCCGAGGTGCTTGAGCGGTACGAGGTGCCGATGGGCAAGCTACCCGAGACGAAGTACAACAGCTGGATGGAGGGGGAAAACAATGGGTGATATGGCCGAGGTGTGGAGGGAATACACCGAATACAAGAAAGCGCGCAAGAAAAAGTTTGGGCTACCCTGCCCTGACTGCACGATCAAACTGCCGAAGGCGCAACCAAAAATTCTCATGCCAAACCAAAAGTGTTGGTGTGGCTACATAGATAAACGTAAACGCCCGAGAGAGGGGGAAAACACTTGACATTGTCAATTGGTTGTGTTACAATATAAGTTCAGTGGGAATTCGCTCACTGATTGGCAACAAGCCCCAACGAAAGTAACAAGTGTTACCGGGGCACATCAGAAACTTTGGAGTATTAGAAATGGCTGAAATCAACTTTGGTAAGAGCATCACCCTCAAGCAAGCCGCTGGCTTGATCAAGTCCAACCCCGAGACTCGGTTCTTATTGCAGGGCGAACCCGGCATCGGCAAATCATCTTTGCTTGAGAACATCGCCGAGGGCCTTGGCTACGACCATGCGTATATTGACGTACCCAACATGGACTTGGGCGACATCGCAATGCCTGTGATCGACCACGACACCAAGACGACACGCTACTACCCCAACGCACGATTCAAAGTGCAGAACGGCAAACCGCTGGTCATCATGCTTGACGAGTTCACCAAGGGTGCTGACCCTGTGAAGAATATGCTTCACCCCATGCTTGAGAAGGCAAACCCCCGACTCGGTGACATTTCGTTGGACAAGAACACTGTGGTGTTTCTGACTGGCAACTTGACGACCGATGGCGTGGGCGACTCATTGAAAGCACACAGCCGCAACCGACTGGTTCCCGTGACGATTGCCAAGCCGAGCGCAGACGAGTGGCTTGAGTGGGCCATGCCCAAGGGCATCGCACCCGAGGTGTGTGCATGGGTGCATCAATTCCCGCAAGTGCTTGCATCGTATACCGATGGGGCGCAGAACGAGAACCCGTACATCTACAACCCACGCAAGACACAGAACGCGTTTGTCTCGCCACGTTCGCTTGAGACGGCATCCAACATCGTCAAGACTCGCAGTATCAATGACCCCGAGACTGTGATCAGCGCGTTGACTGGTGCGATCGGCGAAGCTGGTGCGCGGGATATGCAAGCGTACATCGAGTTCGCGGACCAACTGCCTACGTGGGAAGCTACAGTCAAGGACCCGAAGAACACCAAGATTCCCACGTCCCCCGGTGCCTGTGCGATCGTAGTGTTTGGAGCCATTGCCCGTATCGACAAGACAACGATCACCCCATTCATGGAGTATATGCAACGGTTCAGCCCCGAGTGGCAAGCCGTGTTCGCGATCAACATCGCCAAGACACCAAGCAAGCAAGCGATTGCGTTCTCATGCAAAGCGTTTGCCGATTGGGTTGCGAAGAACCAAGACCTGCTGTGAGCGACAGAGAAATCGAAATGGACAACGGCTGGGTGGATACATACAGTACCGCCAGCCGGAGGCTCCACAACGCTGGCTACTCAGTGGGTGGCTATCTTGACAACGGTGTACCCAAGTATGTGCTGTACCGAGTTTACGGCCACAAGCATGAACGCATCCACGAGTTTGACAGCAAGAAGGAGCTAAACAATATGCTGAAGCTAATACTACCGCCGGAGGATGACTGATGGCGATACCACTGGACCGGCACGACTGGAAGTGGTACAGCCTCAACGGGATGTTGCTTAGGATCGGCTACTCGGTGATCTGGGAACGGATGATCGACCAAGACCAATGCAGGTATGCAATCCGTAAGGGAAAGTATGCGGGCATGGAGTTGCTTGGCATCTATCACAACGAAGCCGAGGCCGAGGCCATGTGCAATCTGTTGCTGTCACAAGCAAAGTACGAGGAGGAATGATGCTGTACGCAAGTATTGCAATGCAAAACTATCCGCTCGGGTGGGAGGAGCTTGAGTTCAAGCTGAATAAGCTCAAGCAACTCAACTGGGCGTATCAGTTGGACATAGGGCAGAGGGTGTTTAGCCTGAAGTACCCAGAGTATCAGTTCACTCTGATCCGATGGGGCCACCGACCAAGCATCAATGAGCCAGCGAAGCGCGAGGTGTTGTACGAAGGGCACGACTACTACGCCGTGCTTGGGTTTGTATCTATGCTGTTAACAGCAGAGGAGGAGAAGCGATGACCAAGAGACTGTGGGTGTGGCGAGAGGTTATACCTACTGACGCACCGGGTGATTACTACACCAATATGCACAAGCTGACGACGACCGGAAGGGCGTTTGTCATGCGAAGCGCGGATGAAGTCGATGGGCCGACCGAGATTCTCGGAGTGTTTGATTCGTTTGAAGCGGCCATGAAAGTGGTCGAGATTGGCAATGAAAGGTAACAAATGTTAGAAGAACGCAAATTGCAAAAAGCAAAGATCAGCCTGATGCGCGACCCCAAGTTCGCATTGCTGTCTGGTGTGATGATGGTCGGTAGCACACGGGTGGATGACGACATCCCAACGGCGTGTACCAATGGCCGAGACGAACGGTATGGGCGCAAGTTCATACAGTCACTCAAAGAGCCAGAGCTTAACTTTGTTGTGGCGCACGAGGCAGGGCACAAGATGTACCGGCACATGACTACGTGGAAGCGACTGCATGAGGAGGATGGCCGACTCGCAAACAACGCGATGGACTATGTGATCAACCTGATGCTCAAAGACTTGGACCCGGGCAGTCGCACGATTGCGATGCCGATCTACCGCGATGGCCCGATGAAGGGTAAGCAGATGGGTCTGTGTGATGAGCGGTTCCGTGGCATGAGCACCAAGCAAGTGTTCGACATTCTCAAGCAAGAGAAAGAACAGAACGGTGGCGGTGACGGTGACGGTGACGGCGAAGGTATGGACCTGCACGACTGGGCCGAGGCCAATGGTCTGACCCCTGACGAAGTCAAGGAGCTGGAGCGTGACATTGACCAAGCCATCCGTCAGGGCCTCATGGCGCACGAGAAGGTCGCTGGCAAGGGAACTGGTCTATCGAATCGCGAGTTGGAGGAATTGCTCGAGCCAAAGGTTGACTGGCGTGAAGTGTTGCGTGAGTTCGTCAAGGCTACGTGCAGTGCCAAGGACACATCAAGCTGGCGCAGGGTCAACCGCAGGTTCCTGAGCACGGGTGTGTATATGCCGAGCATGATCGGAGAGAAAGTTGGCCACCTCACCATTGGTGTGGATACGTCAGGATCAGTAGGCGGCAGGGAGCTGGCCGAGTTCTTGGCCGAGGTCAAGGGTATCGCCGAGGAAGTCAAGCCCGAGAAGGTCGATCTGATCTATTGGGACGGAGCCGTGGCCGCGCACGAGGAGTATTCCGAGCATGACGTTAGCAACATTGTTACCTCTACCCAACCGAAAGGCGGTGGTGGCACAAGCCCAAGCTGTGTATCAACGTACCTGAACGACAACAAGATCAAGCCCGAGTGCGTGATCATGCTCACTGACGGATACGTTGGTAGTGACTGGGGCAATGACTGGCCAGCCCAAGTGCTGTGGGTGATCGTTGGAGGCAACGATGCTGTGGCACCGAATGGCAAAACGATTCACATCAGAGAATGAAAGCAGTAGCAGTCATAGACGACATCCATAGGTGGGTAAAGACAGGGCGGGACGGCAAGAACCGCTACTGCATCTACTACTACGGCATAGAGCGTAACGTGCTCAAGCGGTGCGTGATCGCTGGTGGGCTGACGAAGGCCGCCGCCTATGGAATGCTGAAACTTTTGGGGGAGGGATGAATGAAGATTCAATCTGGAACTATGTACGTGGGTTCGATCATGGGTCCGGTCATGGCTTGTGAACCACGGCGTATGTGGTGGAAACCTTGGAAGTGGCAGGTGACCATCTGGTACTGGCGCGAACACACCGAGACACCTTGGGGGTTTAAGTACGCGGCAGAACCTACGGAGACAACCAAGAACTTGTCGCTCGAAGGGGCGATTGGGATTATGAAACTGTGCGATGTAGAGCACGAAGACTTTGAAGGAGCAATGAAATGAGCATCAGTGCATCAGCGTTATTGGTTGAGTTGAACATCAGCGTGTGGCCTGCCACGAAGATTGATCGTGAGACCACGGCCCAAGTGAATACGGACGCATCAGCAGTGCGTGACGCATCACAGACCAAGAAGAACTTGTTCGCAGGTACGGGCTTGCGCAAGGACATCGAGAAGTTGGCGGCGCGAATCCGTCTGTACCACAACCAACGTACCCTGCCGTGGGCAGACAAGGGTGAGCGTATGTTACCGACTGCGTTGTTCATGGAGTACAAGCAGACGATGAACGCCTACGAGCAGACGTTCGAGACGATGTGCCAGAACTTTTTCAGTGAGTACCCACGACTGGTGCAGGAGGCGCAGGTGAATCTTGGCCGACTGTACAAAGCTGAGGACTACCCAGACATAACAGATGTTATGTTGAAGTTCGGGTTCCGGCGCACCGTGAAGCCCGTGCCCGAGGCAGGTGACTTCCGACTGGACATTCCAGCGAATGACTTGGAGGAGATGCGAGCTGAGTTCGTGACCCAACAAGACGAGAAGCTGGCCGAGGCTATGCGAGCACCGTGGGAGCGTCTGCATACGATGCTAGTGGGTATCTCTGAGAAGCTGACCGACACCGAGGATGACGATGGCAAGAAGCGATACCACGATACCCTGATCACCAACCCGCTGGAGTTGTGTGAGTTGCTGACGAAGCTGAACGTGACCAAGGACCCCAAGCTGGAGGAGGCACGGAAGCAGTTGGAGCTGACGATGCTGGGTGCGAACCTTGAGAGTATCAAGGAAGACTCAACAGCGCGTAGCGAAGTGAAATCCAAGGTCGATGCGATCTTGAACAAGTTTAATTGGTAAGGAGCAAATGATGAGTGCAATGAATTTCAACAACGTGGTGTTGGAAAACGATGTGGAAAAGTATATTAACGCTCAGTCGATCGCGAAGGACAAAGTCTGTGTGCATCCGATGCTAGAGCCAGTGATCTCCAAGCTGGCGATGCTGTACCCGCTGTGGAAGTTTGAAGGGTCGGGGCACCAGAGCATGACTAGCCACGGGTCGATATGGCTGGTCAAGTTTGAAGTGTCGTGCGATGGCGAACGCTTGGGTGAAATCTCGCGCAGGTACGAGGGGCGTGACTATCAAATCTGTGTGAGCAACGACCGCATCAAAGCCAAGATGGAGCGTTCCAACTACTACAAGACCAAGGGCGCGGACAAGGCGATCGCCAAGGTCAAGAAGATGTTCGGCCAAAAGGATACGCAAGAACTAGCAGAGCTGTCGCGTGAGGCCGCAGGTAAAGTTGCGCAGAACGCTGTGTGGAACAAGGAGCGAGAGAAAGGCAATGCCGAGGACATCGTGCAACGTGCGGCTAAGAAGTATGTCATGGGTGCTGGGTTCGGTGCGTTCATGGCCTATGCGAAGGACAACCTACCCGCGCAAGAGCATGAGCTACTTGTCAACAGCCGCGAGACATCCGAACGAGCCTCAGAGGAGATGGTGACCATTAACAAAGTGCGGGACGTTATACAACAACGAGAGAACGGCGCTGTCGTCACTCGGCGTGGGAATACGTACGTAGTGGAACATAAAGACAAAGTTGAAATTTGCGATGACAATACGCTCCCCGAGTGGGTACGTGGTCGGATTGGTATGCTCAAACTTATCGAACCCGAGCAGTTTGTATCTGACTTGGGTATGAGAGCAGGACCGAATACGTTTGTGGTTATTGAACCAGACCTAACAACTGTTACCGAAGGAGAGACAAAATGAAACAGCGCAAACTAAAAGTGGTAGAGCAACACCACCGAGAGCAGACCGAGGTGCGGCCAAGCATCCTCAACAAAGACTTCAAATACTACTGCGCCGCCGACACCGATGTGCAACGTACATGGAGAAGGTTTGGTTGGACCCCACTGGAGAAGCGTAGTGAAAGCAATACTTGAGTTCAACTACCCCGATGACGAGGTCAAGTTGCGCAGGGCTATCCATTGCAACGAAGCGTTCGATACCCTGTGGACGATCAAGAACAAGGTAAGCAAACGCTTTACACACAAGGCCGATCTCGAAGAAGTACTGAAGTATGTCCAAGAGATCACTGATGACGCTTTGAGAATTTCTGGGGAGGATGTATGACGTGGCCGTTTCCATCGTTCCCGAACCCGAAAGATGCCAAGAACAAACCACCCCGGTTCAACCCGGACAACCACGAGGACGCACCGCTATGACTTCCATCCTTGCTTTTTTTGACTGGGTTAAGAATCTGTTTGCCCGTGTGCCACCCGCAGTCACTGACGAGCACTGCCCCTTCTGCCATGGCTTGGGCTACGACAGCAGTGGGTTCACTTGCACTTGTTTGAGGGAGAAGAAATGAAAATCGCCGTGTACACAAAACTGAACTGCCCAAATTGCGTGACAGCCAAGAACCTATTGGCAAGCAAAGGTCTGGGGTACATCGAGATGCACCAAGAAACGGACGAGTACGAGTTTCAGAAGATGCTCAAGGCTCACCCTGAAGTGCGACAGATGCCACAAATCTTCATCAACAACCAGCGTGTCGGCGGCTTGGCTGGACTGCAAGCGGCGCTGAAGGAGCTGGGGCTATGAACATCATCACAGTAGACGGTGAAACTCTGAAACGCATGATTGCCGAAGCAGTGAAGGCAGAGCGTGAGGCGTGTGCAGAGATTTGCCGACAACAAAGCAACTTGCAACTTGACGAGCGCGTGATGCGCGGCATAGACGTGTGCAAAGAACTAATCCTAGCAAGGGGACAAGCATGAACTGTAAACACCGATGGGAACCAAGCAACTTTGGCATCAAGTGGCGCACACCCAACCACTACATGTACCAATGCACACGGTGCAAAGGCATCATCAGCGCATTACTCAAGGAGAAGAACAATGCAAATTGCTCAGGCATGATTTATCACAAGGGTGGAACTTGGACTTATCAGGATATTTGCGATTTTGAGGATTGCATTGATATGTGGCGTTTTGAAAAGAAAGGCAACAGAATTTTTGTTAAATATCCCCGCAAGGAGAAGCAATGACCCCCGTACGGCAGAAAAGAATCCGCACCATACTGCGGGCGCATCCAAGCGGCATGACGCCCAAGGAGATCGCGGAGGCTACAGGTATGCACGTAGCCAACATCAGGACATCACTGAGGACTATGCCCGACACATACGTTGACCGCTGGCGCATGGGTAAGCGTGGGCAGTACGAGAAGGTGTGGGTCGCTGTGCCCGTGCCAGACGACTGCCCTCACCCCAAGGACCGAGTGAAGTGGGGCGTACACAAAGCCAAACCAAAGACCCAATGGGTTATTACAGAAGGAGCAGCAGCATGAGTTGGACGCTTGTGATTTACATCTACGCCGGGATGCTGGCGCAGGGAGACAGCGTAGCCCTGACGCACATTCAGGGGTTTAAGACAGAAGCCCAGTGTGAGGCGGCTGGCGCTGGAGTTAAACCCTTGGTGAAGGGTAGCTTCAAAGAAGTCAGACACGTCTGCATCAAACAGGAGAAGCCATGAAGATTGGGTTTACCTGCTCTTGTTTTGACCTGCTACACGCTGGGCACATCGCCATGTTGCGCGAGGCTAGGAGCGTTTGCGACTATCTTGTCGTGGGGCTTCAGACCGACCCGAGTATTGACGGGCGTAAGCCAAAGCCTGCGCAGACAGTGTACGAACGCTACCTCCAACTGGATGGGTGTAAGTACGTGGACAAGATTATTCCCTACGACACCGAGGCCGACTTGCTTGACCTGCTGGTCACTCTGGATATTGACGTAAGGATTATTGGGGATGAGTATCAGTTCCAAGACTACACAGGCAAGGGATTGCATGAGGTCTATTACAACAAACGCCACCATTCGTGGAGCAGTTCATCATTGAAGCAAAGAATTAAGGAGAGCACATGACTGAAGAAGACGAGGAGTTCAACCGCATCGAGCGCGAAGCATCCCTGCGTATGGAGGCCGTAACCGCAACCGTGTCAAAGCGTGAGTGGGTGGGGTTGACGCTGGAAGAGATCGACGCCGAGTGGGGCAAGTTCATGTCAGGCGCAAGTGATGGGTACGTGCCAACTTTTGTCCGAGCCATCGAAACCAAACTGAGAGAGAAAAATGGAATGTAAATGCCACCCCGATTCGCCCTTCCACTGGGCACACAACCAGCGCCCCAGTATCTTCATGGAGGACCACGTATTTCGTGCCAAGGGTGCGGAGGGTAAGAGCGGATCACAGATCGCTACTGATTTTGTAGAAGCACAAAGAGGGATCGGCAAGATGTCCGGGTCAATCCCGAACCTCGGAGCGGCGACCAAAGAGAAAGAGCTGGCCCTGATTGCGTACAAACAGTTTGGTATCTACAGCCGCGCCAAACCCAACGTGAAACCGCAACCCAACAAGCACGAACTGTAATGAGAACATTCACAACGCAGTCAATCCGAGAACTGCTGAGGATAAACGCTGATGGTATGGACGTTGGCACGATTGCCAACACCCTGAACCGGGAACCAGAGAACGTGCGCCGAGTCCTCAAGACTATGCCTGACGCCTACATCGACAGGTGGACGCACTTTGGTGGGACCGGGATGCCCAGTGCCATATGGTGCGTAGTTGTACCACCAGAAAATTGCCCACGACCAGATGCTAAACGAAGGAGAAAACCATGACAACTGGAATTGAAGAACTCAAACCAATTAAGAAACGTAAGGGGCGGGGACCCGGTAAGAAACCCGCCCTTGACTGCACGAGCTTGCGACTGCCAAAGGAAGTGATGGCCTTTTTTGAGGAGCACTACCCCCATTCCAAGCAAGTGAAAATGAGAGAAGTTCTTACTGCGTACGTCAATAGTCAAACCCAAGGAGAAATCAATGACTAAGAAAATCACCCAAGCACAACGAATCCGCGACTACTTCACCAAGAACCCCGGCAAGACCGTGCCCGAAGTTGCCAAGGCGATGGGTATAAAGTACCAAATCGTGTACATGGCTAAGCGAGACATGGACAAGAAGCTGTCAGAGCTTGCGTATAAGATCGGCAAGGGGCGTGAGCGGAAGCCGAAACAACAATGGAAGCTGGTGCACGTAGCCACATCCGGCAACAGCATTGAAGCGGCGATAGCGAAAGAGCTGCCCGTGACCATGGAGGAGCCCAAGGCCGAGCGGGTTGAGGACCACCCGCTGTACGCTATTTTTTATTCCGCCATCGAACAAGCCATGTTCGGCAAAGGCGAACGTCATGGTGGCGCACGTACACCGTTCCTTGAACAACCATGGGCGCACTACGTGAAGTTGCATGGTCGAGGTTTTGCAACAGGGCAAGCGGCTAAGAAGCTGGAGGAGGCCGCGACTACACGTACGGGCGTACCGTTTGAGCAAGAAGTGTTTGGGGCAATGGTCTACCTCGGCATGGCCGTGCTTGAGGACCGCCGCCGAGAAGCTGAACTCAAAAAGTAACAACTGTTACGGGAAAACACTAAGCCACCTTCGGGTGGCTTTTTTGCGTCTGGGTGTTGACAAAGTAAAGAGGTGTGGTATTCTCTGGGTCCTGAAAACAAATTGGAGTATGAGATGGCATTTGGAAAATACCCCGCACGAGTGGACACAGAGCACTACGGCCAGTTACAGTGCAGGTGTGGAAGCGACTACCTGCACCAAGGCAACATCACGATCTTTGAGCGCGGCGAAGATGGCGACACCACCACAGTGATTGCTCAGGACGGTAAGACTGTTCAAGCATCCGACTTCCCCGATCGAGATACGTGCAACCCCAGCCCCCGCCGACACGGTCTGATCATCGAGTTTGACTGCGAGGAGTGCGGCCCCCAATCCCAAGGCGGCGGCACACTGCAACGGCTTGCTATCTTCCAGCACAAGGGCAACACGTTCATGGAGTGGCTCGACTGATGGCTACCACCCCAGAGGCCAAGGTCAAGGCCAAGATCAAGACCATCCTGAAAGAACACAACGTCTACTACGCTATGCCGATCGGCAGTGGCTACGGTAACGCTGGCGTGCCCGACTTCTTGTGCTGTGTGAACGGCTACTTTGTGGCGATTGAAGCCAAGGCGGGTAAGGGTCAGGCAACAGCACTGCAACTCAAGAACCTGCGGGACA